GTATAAACATCACCGCTTGTATGTCCAACCGTTGTAAAAGATATATCGCCTGTAACACCGGAGCCTGCATTGTTTGGAATGCCCGTGAAGTCGGTAAAATCTAACGTATCTGTCCAGTCCGCATTTAACTGCCAAGCCAGAACATCAGTAGTTGCATCAAATAAAACCTTTACACCCATACCAATAGTGGCGTAATAAATTTTTTGAATGACTACCGACGAACATGACTTGCCTGTCATTGGGTCTTTAGCTAAGCCAGATACATCTATTTTTACAACTGCCGCCTCTCCGGTTCCGTCACTTACATTAGTAAACCTGTAAATAGCAGTTTTCCCATCTTGCTGAATAATCTGAGTTGCTACTGCGTCTGCCATGATTCATCTCCTTGGTTAACTGATATTAAGAGTCAGCAAAAGGAGTAACTAAAGTACCTGAGCCTAGCAGCTGTCCTTCAACATGATATTTAGCGCTAGCTACAGCAGTGATCCGAATAATACTTCCAGCTAAACCACCCTTTGTAGTTCCATTTTGGGTAATCACGTCATTAGCCGCAGCAGATATAAAGCTTTTTCCTGCTGCACTGTCATCAATACCGGTGTATGAACCACCAACAAATTTATCAGTTCCGTCTGTTTTAATATCCATATCAGTAGCAGCGGTAACGACTATGAAGGTAAACTGAGCACCTAAGTTTGCTAGTTGATTAGGATCACCTTTATCGGTGGGTTCCGTGACAACAATACTAGGCAGCGTAAATACACCATCGGCATCATTACAGAGAAGCGGTCGTCCCGCATGGGCAGCCACAGTGATTGTCGTATTAGCTGTTAGGCTAACAACGCCACTGTATCCTGCATTGATAAGACCGGCAAGCGATCTAATTGGGCCAGCAAAGGTCGTCTGAGCCATTGGGTTTCCTCCTTACGAAAGGTTTCGCCCCAGAGTCTTCGTAAGCGTCCGCTGAGCCGGTCGCTAGGGCTAATTAGTCTCAGTTTTTTTAGTTTAAAACAATTTTAAATAAACAAAAAGGGGGCAAAAGCCCCCTCTAAGTATTTAGCGCTTAGCTAGACCCGGGTGATCCGTAGATCCCAAGTGGATCAGATACCCCAAAACTGTAACGCTCTCTCGCTTTATAGCGCACGTTTCCAGTATCAAAGTCTCCATCCATAGAAGTCTCCAAAGGAGTTCTATCAAAGTGCTTCAGCCCATTGGGCACATCGGTCATCAGATAAAAAGCATTACTATCTGTGAGATAATGATTAACCGAAAATCCTTCGGGTATTGCTCCCATGTTTCGGAGAGCGTTAATATCATTATCTGCTGTCCCTACACGTTGGGTAGTCTCTAGCAAGCGATTTGCCGTAAACATCAACGCAGGGGGGACAATCAACCGAGTTGGTTGAGCTGCAATCAACAAACCACGCTCATCAGTATAGGCGGCAATTGCAATAACTGCGTTCTCTAAAGATGTCTCGTTTAAGTCTGCCGCTGTAGCGGGACGGTTATCGTTTTTACCACCATTAACCAACGGGTGTCCATCACCGCCAGTTACGCCATCACCAGATGCAGTGAACAGATTTACTCCGTCACCAGACTGGTAAGCATTGGTGAAACCATTGTTAAGAGGAAAAGCCGCCTTAACTTGCTTGGTATATGCCATAGCCCGGGCAAGCGCTTTCGTATAACGTGCAGACAATGAGTCATACAAATTATCTTCCATAGCTTCCTCAGTGATACTAAAGCCCATCGCGATTGTCTCGTGATTATACCTAGCCGTAAAGGATTCCTGCGCTGAGTCATAACTGATGGCAGAGCCCTCGTTTTTAACCGGCGCGGCTGCGAAGCCGGACAGCTTCACTTCCTCTTCAAAAGAACGGTCAGAGCTTTCTGTTTCATACAGAAGGTCATGCTCGTCCTGATATTTTTCATACTCCAAACCAAACAGGGCATTAAGTCCCGGCAGGAGTTCTTTCAGCATTTGTGCTCTTGAAATAGCCATTGCTTATTGCTCCTTAAACACCAAGTTTAGTTTCGTAAGCGTGACTTAACGGAAGATAGGTCACGATACAGTCCGTGTAGGTATCACCTACAGTACTGGTCGGGCCATCTACGAAGTCAACGATACGCAGTGGTAGTGAATTAGTCGTGGCAATAGAGCCCCCGTCAAGGGCATTCTTGCTTCGACCGATGGATGTTGAGCCCGCTGTGCTCACTGCTGAGACATTGTTTCCAAGTCCAGTTTGAGCAATTGCTTCGTCGCCTTGCATGCGGAACAACAGTTTAGGATCGTCAACAACATACGCATAAGCATCTGAGGCCGTTGTACTAGCGGGCCACTGTTGATTAAACGTCATTTGACTTGAGTTGGGGTCGGTGTAGGTACAGCCTACGAAAATACCAACAGTCCCAGCAGCGACAGCTGTCGTTACTGCGGCTTTTTCCACTGTGCCTGCTGCGACTAATTTTACGAAATCTCCGTAAAATATTGCAGTACCATATGCACTGGCAATCTTAATATGACGAACTTTACCTGTAAAAGATCCGCTCGCACTAAGAGTATCAGTAGGTTCTGCTCCCATTGGGGTTGCAGTAGTAGCCATAATTGGCCTCCTTACTAATTAAAAATCAACCCCGCAACAACAAGGTTAATTTCTTCCAAAGGTTGTCCTCGTGTTCCTCTCAGGTTTCATAAGAGGCATACGGGGGTCGTTTTCACGCAAGAAATTATTGTCTACAGATTCCATTTGATCTGCCGCAATTTTTTGGAAGTGTCTCGTCCTAGAATCAATCTTCTCTTCTGGAGCTTTACAAAGCAATAAACCACCGATCTCAACATTGCCTACAAATTTTGAATCAATATCTGAACCGATTAATCTCAGCTCTGGATGGTCGTCAAATTGACATGGCTCCCAACCTTCTCTCATCATTTTTGAGACATTAATATTGTCCGAGTGGCCTAATACACTAGTCCTGACCCATCTATAAACCCACCCATCTTGTTCACGGGGAGTTGGCAAGATAGAAGCAGGAATCCAGTCATCACTAGGTCGATACTCTTCCGTTTCTCGCATTTCATTTTCTCTTGGGGTGCGCTCTTCAGCCATCACTGATTCTCCTTTGAGAGTTGTTCGGCATATTGTTTATTAGTTAACCCAAGTTTCTTAGCGAGAGCTACTTGGGTGGCCGTTAACCGTATTGTGCGCGGTTTAGCACCATTACTCCTAGAGGAGGGTGCTACCACCGACGAAGGCTGACTGCGTGTCACGGGTGCGCCACGGCTATGTTGGTCGCCATTATCCACCCAGTCATAATCTGGAAAAGCAGATCTCATACGATTATCTATATAAGAAAAGTAACCTTCAGTGGACGGGGGCAAGCCCTGCCTCACTGCTGCTGAATGTGATCCATAAGCAAGGGCTGTCATTTCCTCATGACCCTCTTTCATAAACCAATCATTTTTTTCTGCCCATTTCTGAGCTTCTGGTGTTATCTGCGGAGCTTGCTGTTGTTGAGAAGCTACATTCTGAGCTGCCCTTCTGGCAATTTCCTGTTGGTAGTTCTGTTCTTGATAAGCTTGCTGAGCTTGAGCTTGTTGGCTCATATTATTTTTATAGCGATCTATATCATGAAGCTCTGATTGAGACTTATTCATATCTTGCTGAGTACTGATAATCTTATCAGTATCGCCTTCTTCGTAAGCTTTACGATAGGCGTTCTCAGCACTTTGCAAAGATACTTGGGCTCGCTCTTTTATTTGATCAACTAAAGCCGATTCACCTCTTGCAATAAGAGCTTCCTGTTCTTTGGTTTTAGTTGCAAATTGCTGAGCAACAGAGACTGCTTCTTCTCGCATTCGCTCCGCAGCTTCTCTTTGCCTTCTCTCCTCATGATAATCAAACTTTAACTTATTCAGCCTTTTTTGAACTTTTTCAGAATACTGGCCAAGTTCTTCATCTTCAGCTTCATCAGAGCCTGAATCCTTCGCTTTTGCTGGCCGCCTATCTTCTACAGGACGGTCATCAATAATCTCTAGATTAATATCTGAATCTTCTTCAACGACAGGCTTTCTTTTTTCTACAACCGTTTTAACGCCAAAAAACTTATCTTCTGCGCTAGCAGGCTCTTGGTAAAGATCGCTATCTTTTTCTTGTATTTCACTCATGCTTTAACAACTCCCCTTGGGTCTTCCACTACGGCTTCAACGCTGTCATCATTGATAAGCCTAAACTCTTTTCCTTGAACCTTGAATCTGGTTCCAGAATAAGACCTCATGAGTATCCAGTCGCCTTCCTTACAGAAGGGCCCGGAGGGGAATCGCTTTAGGTCGTTGTAACAATCAGCTCCTATTTCAAGAACCATTCCTACAATTGACCCAACTTCTTCATCTTGAACAGCTTTGGTAGTTTTCAGTATGCCACCATCATACTCCCTATCGGGATCTGGAAGCGCGATCAATATCTTATAGCCCCGAGGGCTTGGTAATTGACTCGCGTAAGGAGCATCGCCTTCTTCGCTTTGCTCTGGAAGCTGAGCTAGTTCGCTCATTTTTTCTCCTTGCATTGGGATACGCCCAAAGTCGTTTTTTGCACTAGACAGCATCTAGCGTTGTTGCACTGGGAACCGCCCAGAGTCGTTAAAGTTTTTCGTATCTATCTTTTGCGTCAAGTATTTCTCTCTCTGCTAAAGCTAAACCCTGTATAACACCACAGCATTTTGTATAATCTGAGTAATCTTTGCAAGCCCCACCGCTGAGATGGTCGCTTAACTCATTCATCTGATCGCGTATATTTGATCTTAGATAGTCAAATATATCTAATTCTTTTGTCATTTATCGCCCATTATCTCTCTTGCGATATCAATACCTATCTTAGCTCCCGCCACCTGATCATGAGAAGCTATACGGGCTGAGCTTAATTCTTCTTTAGTGTTTGTTTCTGCTATCTTCACCCCAAGCTTAGCCACTTCTAGCTGGCCATCTTGTTCCAGCTTCTGCTGGTCAAACTGCGCTTTGGTCATTGCTTTTTGCATATCAAGCTGTATTTTAGCCATCTCGGCTTCTGCCTTGCGCTGTATATCTGCTTGCTTGAGTTGCAGTTCCTGCTGCTGCATTTGAATAATAGGATCTTCCATCTGCTTTTGCTGTTGCGCCATTTGTTGTTCTTGGGCTGCTTTCCCGGAAAGTTGCGCTGCTGCCGGGGCAACAAGCCTTGATATTCTGTACTCAATATCTTCTGGCAATGTTTCATCAGGAGCAGGTAACGGTACACCAAGCTCTTTTTCAATCTGCATCCTATACTGAAAGGCCAAGTGCTCTTGAACATGCGCCGCCATTTCGGCCATTGCTGTTTGTGCATTCGGGCTCTTCTGCATAATCTCCATGACTTTGGGATTTTCTGGCAATGCCATATGCGTTTGAATATGAGCCTCATGATCCTGATAAATAAATGCCTTAACAGGTTTGCCATTGATAATATTCATATTCTCACTGACAGGGTCTGTTAACTTAACATCGTCTTCATTAGGAATAATCTTATCTGCATCCTGAATACCTAGAATATCCAGCATTTGGCGATGCAATAAAGGCATATCGTACATCTCTGGAGCTTGAGCAGCTAACTGTAAGGCCGCTTGATACTGCATAATCCTCTGCGCCATTGTCCCAGCGTTCGGATCACTAACAGGGATGATATCTACCGTATCATCAAAGTCAGCACTAACAACTTGCTCCCCATCTGTCGCATAGGGGTACTCTTCAGGGCCAAAATCACGCACTATTTTACTTAAAATGCGTAATTCCACCCTCATAGAGGCATGCAACCGAGCCTGAACAGCGCTCATAACCTTCATTGAGCGCTCTAAAATGGCCAAAGTTGTACCAACAGGCGCTTCTGCATTCATATCCGCAGCTTTTACATCCGCAGCTGAGGCAAAACGCCTGCCTTCCTCTACAATATCCCCCATTAACTGATAAAGAACGTTACTAGGCTCTTTATAGGGTAAAAATGAGATATTGTCCTTGATTGTACCGCCCGGAACGTCTACATCGCGGAATTCTCCGGGCATAATTGGCGTATCATCGCCTTTTATCCTTAATCCTCTGGCCTTTAGGCCACCGG